TGTTGGTATAGTTCAACATACGCAAGATTTGGTGAAATTCCGCCTTGATTGCTTTCTTAATCTTGTCTGATACATTTAAATCATCAAGAATAATTTCTATGTTCTTGCCATCATCGTCTTGGCAGATAGCTTCATTAACAATGTCGTCAATGGCTGATTCAATTTCTGGCTGCATTGCCATTTCACGGTAACGAGATATAAGTTCTACCTCATTTTTTGCAGTACCGTCTAAGTCAACATATGTGCCGTAATATGCAGCGGAAGTAATCGTTAACGCACCGTCATCCGAAGATGGTGGCGAAAACGATTGTTGTTGGGTTTGGTTTTCTTCTTCCTCTTTGCGAGAAATTGTAAAGCCAAATAGACTAAACTTTTGTGCCATGTTTTTCCTGGTTACATTTCAAATAAATCATAAAAGAGAGGACCGAAGCCCTCTCTTATGTATACAACAAGAATTAACTTGTTGTGTTGCTTGTCCAGTATTGGTAAGCAAATGTTACTGTGAATTCTTCAATAGTATCATTTGTTCCCCAATCCAAATCAATTGGAGACAAATCAACTGGGAACATACCAACAAATCCATAAGACTTGATGATACCGTTATTACCGGCAGTTGATGTTTTGCTATATTGGTTAACAGTTGCATTGATAGCATATGGTTGACCACCAGAACCACCACCAGTAACGTTAGCTGGCAATCTTACGTTGCCTGCGTTGCTGTTGATTGTGTTCATCCATGCTTCAATGGAGTTACGAACGCTGAAGTTTTCATCGTTGATAACTGTTACTGTCCAGTCTGCAAATGTTCTGTTACCAGCAAACTTTGTTTCACGACCAAAGTAGTACAATGGAACAGTACCAATTGTTGAACCAGGCAACTGAGCAGCTTTACACAAGAAAGAGAAAGGTTGGCCAGATTGACCAACGCCTCCTGGTAAACCAGTCATTTGAACCTGGAACAAATTTGGACGTGCGCCGTCATTTTGCAACGCACTTGTAAATTCGCTAATTTGAAAAGCCATTTTATTCTCCTATTTGTTCCTATTTATTAAGCGCCAGTGGTAGTTACTGTAGAGAAGCTAACACCAGTACCAACTGCAACAAAGTTCAACTGGATAAAGTTGATAGAACGAGCAGGTTGAATGTAAATGTCACCAACAAATTGGTTAGCGTTAACAACAGAAGGTGTGTTGTTAGTTGAGTCGCAAACAACTTGGAATGATGTGATACCTCTTTGTGCTTGAACTGAAGTCAAGAATGGAGTTACAAGAGCAATAAATTGTGCTTGTGTAAACGCATCGTTGAATTCAAACAATGAGTATTTTGCTGCTGTTGCAATTGCTTGTTCTAGAACAATGAACAATCTACGAACGTTGATACGGTCAAACGCTGAAGGTTGTGTTTGCATTGTCTTGTCGCCAAACAATACTGTACCATTTCCTGGTTGAGAAATGACTGGATTAACCGCAGCTTGATACAATGCATCACGTGCCGCTTGGATTGGATTCCATGCCAACTTGATAACATTCTTGATAACGCCACGATTCAAACCAGCTGGAGACCACCATGGATTGTTTTGTGTGTCTGTATATACGCATAGACCAGCAATGTCACCATTTAATGGAACCCAACGGTATGTGTTGTTATACTTGTCAAACATGTATTTCCAACCAGAGTCAGCAAAACCGTAAGAACCTGATGGACCACCAGTAATAGAAGACAAATTGCTCATCCAAGATAGAACACTTGTTTGTTCGCTACCAGAGTTGTTAACAACCGCGTTTTGTGGTGGAGAAACAAAAGCAACACAGTCTTTACGTGTAGATGCAATGTTAATAGCGTTTGTTTGAACTGCTGTACTTGTGAAAGGACCAGTCATCAACAATGAAACTGCTACTTGTGATGGGTCAGCAAAGTAACTCTGTGCAGCAATAATGTCTGAATCTTGAATTGCTTGGTCTGTACCGCCAGCTAGTGCAACAGTTTGAACGCTAGACAAGGTTTGGAAAGAAACGTTTGCTGTTGGTTGACCCCAAGCTTTAGCACCTGTTGAAGTAACTGAATAAGAAACTGGATCAATAGCGTAAACAAACTTAGAGTTATTAAAGATTGCTTGTTTGTAGTAATTAGATTGACCGTTTGCATCAACACCATCAGTTGCTTTAGACAAGTATGGGAATGTTTCTAGAACAGTACCCTTTGTACCACTAATCAAACCACCAGCATCAATAACAGCAACGTGAATTTGGTCATTTGCCGCACCAACTGTGTTAGCACGATAAGATGTACCTGGTAGACCAGAGAAGTAGCCACCAATTGCGATTGTTGTTGAAGTACCAGATGCATTTGGAATTGTGTATGTCCAACCGCTGTTCATTGCAGCAGTATTGGCAAAACCAGAACCAGCATCAATAACAGAAACAACCAATGAACTTCCCAAAGCACCTGGATAACGTGCAATGAAAGGACCGTAGGTATTTGCTGCACCGTTTGGTAGATATGTGTATTGGAAATTGTTTTCGTTTTGAACTTGCAAACCTGTAGTACCAGATGTTGCGTTATATGTTCCGTTATTTGCAGCACGTACAATTTGCAAGTTATTGCCGTATGCCAAGAATGACGCTGCGGTAAAGAACGAGGAATATGTGTTACTGTCTGGTGCACCAAAGGTGTTGACCATGATTTTTTCAGTAGCTATTGGTGTAAGTTTGTTAACTGGACCCCAAGTGAAGTTACCTGCATATGCACCGGCTGTAGTAAGAACTGAAGGTACAACTGTTGTCAAGTTGGTTTCTGTTACAAGTACGCCTGGAGATAATTGAGCGATTTGAGCCATTATTCTTTTCTCCTTAATTATTCTGTTTTTGGTAGTTTATACCATTTGAATATTTATGAAACACTATTTTTATAGATTTCTTATCATATCTCTAATAAATGTACCATAGGTATCTCCACCTACCGTGGAATCCCATAAATCTCCGTCCATCAATTCAAGTCCATGATTTAAGCCATCCTCAATAATTGGTTCTGGTAGAGTTTCATCGTCAAGCTGATTCATATGTTCCACTTGGAACTGTTTACGAATGTCGTGGCTGACGATTTCTTTGAAGTATTTCTGTGTTGTTGCCCATGCAAATGTCACCAAACACATCACCAAGTCATCATTTGAGCCTTCTTCCGCAGCAAATGAGTTCTTGTCTTGCACAAAAGTGGTCAATTCAGAGATAACATCAAAGTCATTGATGACCATTTTGTCACCTTCAACCAACATTTTCAAGTTAGCGCAACCTATACGTTTCACTTGAGGTGACATTTTTAAACCTAACTGTACACCTCTTGCAAAGCCAGCAGACAGTTGTTGTGGTTTCTTGTTACCTGTAAATACTTTCCATAGATTTTCATATTCTAGTTCATTATGTAGAATATCTGCAACCTGTGGTGTGTTGTTAATTTCTACCAAAACATATGCATCATTGAACAACCTTGCAGTATTGTAGATTACAGTTGGGAACAATACTGGATGAATTGACGAACTGTGGTATGTTGCAACCATTTTGTATGGCATAGCAGAGATATCCATGACCACAAACGCAGACGAGTCCATGTTTTTACCTTCTGAAACATCAACACAGATAGCATATAAGTGGTCTGTTTTGTGTGTTTCACCATCTTCTTTGATGGGCATTTCATACACATTGACTTTATCGTGCTTGGCAATTGGATCCAAATAAGCCATTTGTGCAAGTTTCTGACCAGAGATAAGCGTATTGGTAGAACCTAAGAACTCACACTCAAACTCTTGTCTGAATTGTTCTTCTGAGGTGTTACGAATAGTTTCTTCTCTCCATGCCTCATCACGACCTGGTACCATTGACCAGTGAATTTCAAATGGTTTATAACCACTTTTCTTACCAATTGCATCCATCCACATCTTGTAAAACAGATTCATACCATTTGGTGTAGACACAATAATAATCTTGGTTGTTTTACCTGATGAAATTACAGGGTAAACAGAGTTAAAGAATTCATGTGCAATGTTTGGTGGAACGAAAGCAAACTCATCCAAGAATACACAGTTAAAAGAACCACCTCGGATTGCAGCAGAAGATGTTGAATCGGCACGAATCTTAGAACCATTTTCTAGTTCCACGTTACCTTTGTTCCAGATTACAACACCTTGTTGCAACCACATTGGTAAGTTTTCATAAGCAAGTTGGTACTTTGCAAGAATATCTCGTGCAAGAGAACCTTTATTTGCTAGGACGGCCACGTTTTGTGTGTCGTTGAATAATGTCAACCAAAGAAGATATGCCACGGAGGTGGTGGTTTTACCAACCTGACGAGGACACTTGGTGATGGCAAAACGATTCTTGTGGAACAGACGAATCATGTCCTTCTGGAAGTCCCACATCTCAAATGGCATTAAACCACGGTCAACGTTGACAATCTTAATATAGTGTTCTGCAAAATAAACAGGATCTTTTGCACACTTCAAATACTCCTCAACTTGTTCTTGAGTATATTTTACTTGAACGCCAACCTTCTTTAGTAAAATATTATCGCGGTAACTTTCTTTATTATCACTCATTCATACCCTTAATGAGTTTATTCAACTCGGATGTTGAGCCAACAAAGAAAGCTGCCTTATCTATATTTGTGGTGCTTGCTTGATTCTTTTTGTCCATCTCACGCATTTGTTTTTGAACTGCAAGTAATTCTTTGTTTGCATCTACCACATTTTTAAGTAGAGTACCATATACCTCAAATGCTCTTGGGTGCTGACCATCTTTTGCAATCTGTAGAATCTCTGCCATTGCATCTTTACCTTGGTCAATCAAATCTTGTAGATTTGCTTTGGTCTGTTCATATGCATCAGCCAAATCTTCTTCAAGATTTTCTTTATCTACTGTTGCGGGCAACTGTTGTTTTTTTACAACAGGCACCACTGGTGTCGGAGTGGAAGAAACATCAAAGATTTCTTCCATATTTTTTTCAAAGTTAGACATTGGTATATTCAGTTATTGTGGTGGTATATGTATAATTTGATGTTGCGTTAGCGTTGCTTGGGTTAGGAGTAATAGTTATATTTGCGTATTCTTCTGGTTGAATACTATAAGAATTGAATGTCCAGATTGAACCTGTATTTGCACCAACAAGATTTGTATTAGAAACAAAGTTACCTTGTGCATTGTTGACAATCAATTGTTTGTTATTGCTACTCCAAGATACTACTTGTGCTGTTGCTGTGGCCAATTCTGATGTTGGTCCTTGGTAAACTCTTTCATTAATTTGATAGTTACCTAGTCCACCGGTATTCACATTGAAAACAATGTTATTGCCCTGTGCAAGATTGTTGTGTATGTTTGTAATAGATGTTTTAATCAAGCCAGTTGTTGAATTTGCACCAAAGATGAAACCTTTAACTGTGAAGTTAAGTGTCCAAATAACCATTCTGGTATCTGAATCACGGTCACCCTCATAAGTTACATCATATCTGACATTGTTCAATATAATTGGTACTTCTTTGACGATACCCATTTCTGGAATCATGTTCACTTTGATTGTATAATCTGGTGCAAAGAATGGTAAAATATGTTCAATGATTTGGTTGCCATCTTCAATGTTTCTTACATAAAGATACAAAGAGAAGTCAAAGTCATATGGT